TATGTTTGATTTGCGTAGCCCAGTTGCTACACCAAACCTAACCATGCTTGCTCTTAAGTCATCTAAGCTATCTATAAGTTTTAGAACCTGCTCTGGCTTTAGGAAAACTTTGCTTTTCTTTTCAGGATACACCGACAACTTCGGCACTCTTTGGATATGCTCTTTGCTATAAGCATAGTTAAGAATGGCACGCATAGTTATGATGTGCTTGTTTACCCAGCTGTTGCTGACTCTGTGACCTATATTCCTCTTAGATGGCTGCTTCCGCAGGTTCTCTATAAAGTTATCGATCAGAGCGATCCTCTCGAAAGACTTTACCGGCTTAGAGCCAAACACCTTAACAAGGTTATTAGCCACTATGACCGTGGTTCTCTGCTTCTCATCGTTATGATCTGTTGGTTGCAGAAGATAGCGATCAGTTATTTCTTTAAATGTTAACTTCATATTCGTCTCCGTGAACAGAGACATACCGCAATGTTAGATTAACACCAGTATGCCCCGATAAAAAGGTCTGTTCTCGAGGGACAGGTAGACCAAGCCTGCTATAAAAGGACGTGAGGAGGGAACGCCCTAACCCTCTAGGGGAGCCTTAGTGGCGGTTATCTACCACTTCAACATCTTCGCCTGCTTCTTCAGCAGCTTCAGCTTGATAAGGTTCAGGCAATAATTTCTTAGCTTCACTAAGTGCAACGTCAAGACCCAGCTGCAAGAGCTTAGCTTCAGCTTGCTTTTGCCCAAGGGCTTGGCTACCTGCCTGCGCTAGGTTAAGTTGCTCCTTACACAGATCACTTAGGTCATCAATTAAATAAGGGGTATTATCGATAGAGATAATTTGTGGTTGTTCACTCATTTCTTTTTCCTCGCGTCATCACGCACTATTTGGTAGTTTCGGGGTGCTCCTACTAGCAGCTTCGCTGATGGCAACATAAAGGGCTTAGCCCCTACTCCATCAGATCGTCCGCATTCAGGGCACGTTACTTGGGGTTTTACAAAATACGGCTGTACACCTGTCATCTCGACAAACACAGAATCAGTAAGCTGAAGACCTTCATCCCCAGCAGTTAATACATGGTCCTGATGCCCTTTACGTTTGGTATGCACGTTAAGGATCGCCTCATGTCTGCCGTCCAAGTCCACTACACCGCGAACCCAAACTCGATGATCGAAAGTGCCTTCGAGGTCTTCGGGGTCAAGGCTTTCTCCGCCATAAAAGACGGAGTTAGCTCTTCGGGTAATTCTTAGAGGCATTTAGTAAGTCCTTAGAAAGGTAGGTCGTCGTCTAAAAAGTCGTCAGCAGGCGCAGCTGCTGGCGCTGAAGATTGCGTATTAGGGTTTGGCTTAGGAATCCAGTAATCAACATTTAGCTGCTGTAAATTCCCATCGTCACCCATCTGCTCGCAGACTTTTATGTTGTAGCGGAAGTCGTTGCCGCCATGTACGTCAAGAGCAGCCTGTAGGTCAGCGACTAATTCGCGACTAACCTTAATAAAGCCATCGAACTTTGGCACATGAGCCTTGGTTGCCCAGTCATACTGCTTAAGTCGGTTCCACTCTTCGACGCGCTTCTCTTTTGGCATTGGGTATAAGCGACCCTTGCCTGCTTTTAATGATTCAAATGCTGTTGGTTTTTGCATTACACTTCTCCGTGTTGAATTTGTACCTGCATTGCTCCTGTCGATCTTCGAAAAGAATCTAGGGACTCGTCTTTGTTTAATACTTCATCTTCACCACCTAAAAACTCAAACGCTTTTCTGTAGTCTATTGGTGGGTTCTTCATAATCACCTTCACAGTAGTCTTGCCATTGCTGACAGAACTTTTGTAACGTTCGGCGATATCTTTTTTCAGGGAGTCACTGGTCTTTCCCAGTACATCCAAGGTTTCTAAGTCGTCACTGATTCGTGACTTGATGTCTGCAATCCTGTTCTGCATTGCAGTTAGTCGATTCAGTTCCTCATCGGTCTTAATGACCTCAGGAGCGTTAATCTCAATTGTTTTTACGTGCTCAGCTCGGGTTACTTCGTCTCGATACTGTTCTTGAATCCAGTTGTGCCAACATCTATATAGATCAAGGCGAGAGATAGTTCCCTTCTCAGGCTGAGGCAGGTACTTGCGGCTTAATAGTTCGGTTAGAAAGTCTTCCTTGCGGTGAACTCTCTCTAAGGTGTACTGCGGCTCAGCTGTTTCGTTCTTAGCCAAGTAACAAATGAAGTCGCACCACTCTGCATCAAGCACTTCCATCTGCATATATACCTGCATTAGATACATACTTCTCTTAGGGGCAAAGATCGAGTAAGGGGTCTTAGTGTATTGAGGGAACGGACACTTAATCTCAACGCAACCGTCAAGTCCGACAAGTCCGTCTGGAGATGCTGCAATAAAGTCATACTTAGGATGTACAACTAGACCAGTCTCTTCGACAGTGTAGTCCTGCAAGTTCTCAAGAAAGATCCTTGCATGGTCTTCCATCATTTGCCCGTGGGCAACAGCCGGAACCATTTTGAATTCTGATTCAGCCCCTGCCAGTGCTCGCACTTCTTGGCGAACCAAGTCAGCAGGCTTCATGTATGGGTGCTTACCTTCTAGCGCGGCGCAGACAGATGCTTTGATCTTTCCAGCTCTTGCCGCGTGCCATTCGGGTGATCCTTGGGCAGCTAAACTCATTTCTTAGCCCTCCAACCATTCTCCTTACAGAGCTTTTCCCAGTTACCAGTGGTATCTGTTAAGCCTCTATTAGTTAGACCTCTTTTAAACTTGTCATGCAACTTAGTTGCTTCACTAAGAGTCTTGGCGTCACCAAACTTCAGGTGATCCCATATCGCAATAACCTTTTGGAGTTCCGCATCTGCATCATCTGTTTCTGGAGGTGTACTTTGTACATCTTGAGAAGCACTTTTAGACTCAATATCTTTAATTTGAGAGCTAATCCACATCCGATAGCCCAGACCAAACTCACCCATAGCCTTTACACGACATCGCTGTTTCGCTTGGTTGATATCGGTTGCTGAGGGTGAGCTAACTGCTTTGCCAGAGGAGTGGACAGGTAAGTAGGTGATGTTGGTCTGCCCACCGATAGTCATTCGGCATCTAACTTCGGCAGAACCATCATCAAAATAGTGACATTCACGAGAAGAAGGGTCTTCAGTGAACTCCCAAGAGTATTCAGGAAATTCGCCCATCATAATTTCGTGGGCTTTCATCCAAGGCAGATAGGTCAACGTTTTATTGTCGAGTATCTCTGTTTCGGTACAAAATTCTGTTACATCTATATTAGACAGTGTCGCCCAGATTTGGGCTCGGGTAAGCATATCCATGTAATATCTCCGTTAATTCAACAGACATATTACACACCATGTAGATTTATTTCAACACTCTCAGATTATTATTTGCTAGTCTAAGTTTTTTGTTGGCGCTGGCAATCGTTTTGGTTGCTTCGCTATCCTTTTTCTCGCAACGCCTAAAGCAGCAACCTACTTCTGGTAAACTTTGTACAAACGCTCTTAAGTCCTCGCAGCTTATTCGCTCGCTGTCAGGTATAACTATATCCATTTAACTCTCCTTGTTAATGTAAACCACAAGTTACAAAGTATCAGTTTGTAACGGAAGGTGCATCTGTTTTTTTACTTAACACTTCCACCATACTTGCCAGACCTTCGCGCTTTTCAGTGTCTAAATACATCAAGCACATATGAGCAAACTGCTCTGGTGTAAGGGTAAAAGCTGTTTTTTCGTCGAATTGTTTTACGTAAATGATGGCTTCAGTCATAGATTCTGATACCTGTGATTCACCTCGCGACTCCAAAGTTACCCAAAGATATAAATCAATGTGGTAAAGGTCGCACAGCTCTATTATGCGCTCCCCATCCGATGGCAGACTGCCCCTTATCCACGCTTGCGCGGATGCAGGACTGCAACCTGTCTCTTTGACTATTGCCGCTCCTCTGCCCCAGTCCGGCACCCCTGCCTTGTCTAAAGCCGCTTTAAATATTTCCTCACGCTTTTCTTTTTTAGTTTTATCGTCCATTTTGTATCTCCTCATCACGGATCTTCCATATTTTTTTTGATTAAACAAGACGTGATAGCAAATAAATTTGCCAAAAGAATACTCTCACATTATTATCTCTGCT